GTGATTATGCATTCTATTAACATATGCTATTGTATTATCATCTCTTTTTACTAAACAATCCATATATAATATTTAAACATTATTTAATATTTTTAAATATAATTATATGAAATTTACAGTATCTACATCCAATATTAGAATTTTTATTAGTGTTATTTGGTTTGTTGAAACTTTAAAGAATACTAATAATCATTATTTATATCTTTCAGAATGCACTCATTTTGATGAAGATGAGCACAAAATTCTGGATTTTGTTTCCTATGATACTGATTTCATATTTGAATATAATTCTGAATCTTTAAAATTTAATAGAACTAGATTCGGTAAACCCATTTTTATTAATTCCCGTTGTGAAGCAGGACAATATGAAGAATTAACAATAGAATTTCATAGTGAATGTAATTTAAATAAAGAAGAAAAAATTAAATTTATGAAAGAATTCTTTATTAAATCTAAAGAATCTTATGATGAAAATAAGAAATGTAAGGATGTAAAAGATAAAATGACACTCTGGTCTTATTCAGATGGTTTCTGGGAGGATCTTAAACGTATTAATAAAAGATCATTTAAAACTGTTATTCTTGATGAAAATATTAAATCTGAAATTAAATTGAGTATCGATAGATATAATGATAAGGATCATAAAGAAAAATTAAAATCATTTGGTATAAATCATAAAATGAATCTTATTTTATCTGGTCTACCAGGTACTGGTAAAAGTTCATTAATGTTCGCAATTGCGAGTATGCTTAATAAAGATATCGCAACAATTGATTTTAATAATAAAGAGTTATCAGATCATGGATTTATTAAAGCGATAAAGCGTCTACCAAGAGATTGTATTATTGCTCTTGAAGATATTGATGCTCTTTATTATAATCGTGATAAATCGAGAGATAATATTGTAAGTTTCAGTTGTATTCTTAATTTCTTAGACGGATTATTCTCAAAAGAAGATTTAGTAACAATCATTACTACTAATCATTTAGAGAAGCTAGATAAAGCAATCATACGCCCAATGAGAATTGATAAAATCATTAAATTTACTCATTGTTCGAAATATCAATTTAATACTATCTTTGAGAAATTCTTTGAAGATAAAAAAGAATTAATGAATTCTATTTGGATAATCATTAAACAAAAAAAATTTACAACTGCAATGCTACAAAATTGGTTAATAAAATTCATGTATGAACCTGAAGAATTAATTAATAATATTAACTATTTTGAAGAAATTATTGAAACTAGTTCAGAAAAAGAAACGAATATGTATAGTTAACCTCTTCTAAATTTTGCTTTTGCTTTTTGTGTAAAATTTTTTCTTGATTGTGGAGATGGTGACTGCGATGGAAATCCTTGCGCAATTGCTTTTGCTTCTTGTTCTCTTCTTATTGCATCTTGTGCTGTTGTTATAGGAGTCGGTGATTGTCTTACTGCTGCTAATGCGTTTTCTGCTTCTGGTTCTCCACCTAAATAATCTGTTCCGCTTAGAGCACGAAACGTAGGAATAACATTAACCATATCTCCTTCCAATCCAAGTAGTCTAACTTCGTCTAAACCTGCTGCTTGTTCTACCGTACTACGCGCCGCTCTAGGTACTGGAACTGCTCCCATATTATATTGCCCACTTCTCCAACTATTTAATCCTGCATTTCCCAATGCATTTCCATAATATGCTGCTCCTTTTGCTAAACGAGATGGTACATAAGACGCTGCTTCCAGACCCGTTGCATTTAACAAATATTCAAGATCATCTGGTGCTTCCGCTGCTTCCATATCTTCTAAATCCTGTATCATTTGTTGTCTTGCTTCATACTTCTCAGGAGTTTCTGGATAATCATTTAATCTTACAAAGGCATCTTGTGCTTTAGGATTATCCTCTAAACGATTATAAATAGATGTCATATCTTCTTGTAATTGTGCTTCTGCTTCTTGTTTTCTTAATTGTTCAGATCTTAAAATTTCTTGAATTGTCTCTTCATTTTCAGGTTCAGGTTCAGATTTAGAATCACTATAATCATATTTGATTAAAGGTCGTTGTGTCCGCTTCCGCGTGGGTGGGAGCAAAGTAGATAAATCTTCTTCATTTGCCGGATCATATGCTGCTCTTATCGCGTCAAAGTATTTAGGATCATAAGTATAATAACGATATGGTCTTGTTAATCCAAAAGATTGAATATCGGGTGCAGTTGCTTGTAATGGTCGTGAAGGTCGTGTTGGAAGAGGTGGACGTAGAGGTATAGGGGGGAGAGGACGCAAAGATAGAGATAGAGATGACGATGCTTCTGCTACTTCCGCTGCTTCCGCTGCTTCCGCTGCTGCTGCTACCGCGACTTCAGCAGCTTCTACTGCTTCTTCGGCTGCTGAAGCTGCTGTTGCTGCTGCTACCGAATATGCTCTTGGAGGAAGAGGTGCTTGCTGAAAAAAACCTGTATTCATTGGATCTCTTCGGGGTCCTCTTACTAAAGACGCAGGATCTGATGCCACCGCCAGTGCCGCTGAAGCTAACGCTTCCGCACCTACCGGGGGGGCGGCATCATAGGCTGCAGTTGCTATACGTCCTATCGGAGCTATAATATCGGGACCTCTTGCATAAGCATCACCCGCAGCAGCAGCAGTAGCAGCAACAGTATCATAAAATCCCTTAAACATACCCCCATGATAATCTTTTACTCTTTTATTAACTTGTTTTCTAGATAATTTTCTTGATTGTTTTCTAGATAATTTTCTTGATTGCTTTCTTGTTCTAGATTTAACTCGAACTTTATTTTTTGTAGAACTACTTTTAGAATTTATTTTTTTTACCATTTATTATAGAAAATATTTAAATATTATTCTATTTATTAAAATAAATGGAAAATAGTGAAACTCAATATAAAAATGAAGAAGAAGAAAGTTTTATCCAATATATTTTTTCTAAATCTCCTGAAAATAAAGGTGTCATTAAACTTGAATGTGGATTACCCGAAGAAGGTAAACCATTTCCTAAACACATGTTTGAACAATTACTAGAAATATTTGTAGAAGGATTAAAATATTTATGGGGAAAAGAAAATAAAGTTAATATAGGAGATTTAACTTTAGAAAATATTGGTTTGATGAAACAATATTTTGAATCTTTTAACGTAGATTTACAATTTAATATGTTCTTAGAAGAAAATTATATATTTAAACCATATATTTATGGTAATCCTGTTCTTGAAGAAAAATATAAAAAAATAAATGATTATTTTTATCAAGTTGATGTTAATAAAGATAATCAAAAATGGATATATAGAGTAAGTTTTGAATTATTATAAAATTTTTATATATTATATATTAAAATGACTAAAAATAGAACTAATAAAAATAAAAAAAATAAAAATAAACAAAAAGGCGGTGATTCCTTAATGGTTGGATTTGGTATTATATCTTTATTAGCACTATTATTCGGTGGTGCGTTTATTAAATTAAAGAATAAAAAAAACCAATCAGTACCTGATAAAAATAATATTAATCCACGTCAAAGCAGAATAACTTTATCACAAAATAATCAAAACAAACTTTTACCTGAAAGATCAAGAAGTAATTCCTTTAATAGATCTAATCAATCGTCAAGCAGAAAATCTGATAAAAAAAAAACATTTGTTTTTGAATCTTCAAAATCTGTATCAGAACCTTTAATACCTAAATCAAATTCATCTAATCCTGTTTCTATTCCTAAACCTAAAGATGAAACATCTGTTACATTTAACAAGTCTACAAGCAATTCTAACAAATCTTTATCTTCTGTGGAAAGTTTATCAGCAAGTGAACTTAAAAAAGGTTCTGATGATATCAATAGAGCTATTAAAGCAGGAATTAGACAAAAAAATTATAGAGATATGTCGGGTAAAAGTATAGTAAAAACCGAAAAAAAATTGAGGAAAAAACAAGAAAAAGAAAAAAGAAAACAAGAAAAAACAGAAAAAAAACAAATGCAATCTAAAAAAAAAATAACTTTCTTCGGAGGAACAAGAAAAAGAAAACAAAAGATCCAAAGAAGAAAAAGAAGACAAAGAATTAATAGAACCTATAAAAAATAATTAATTTCTACGAATCATATTTCCAAAAGAAACTTCGGGATTATCTATTAATGCAGATACTTTCATTCCATTCTCAAATGTAAATATCCGTCTATCCATGTTATACTTTTTTAATAAATCTGTACATGTCTTACAACAATACTTTGTTTTAATTTCACCACCTTTTCCATATTTCCAAATATAAATATCACATTTATTTTTAGGATCTAAACGAATAATATCTCTTATAGCCATTTCTTCAGCATGGATAGATATTTTTGATAATCCTTGACATAATGCACGACTTTCACTTATTTTTAATATTCTCTTCTTTTTTTTATCATAAAGACAATATTTCACAGAAACATTACAAGTATTTTTATCATACGTGATATTCAGGTCTTTATTATCTCTTAAGAATAATGGTATTGATTCTATTATAGGATTATCTTGTTTTAGATAATCAACCATACATATTTATTTTAATAATTTTTATATATTTAAATCAAATTTTATTTTTAATTAGTTGCTCTACATATCCAGCATATCTTAAAATAAATCTTCTTTTAATTTTATTCATATGTTTTATTATTTCTTTACGACTTTTCTCTGGATTCAATATTCTGTAATGAACATATATCATAGACCATGTTATACAAAGTCCTGTATAAGCATCCGTTTTTGATTGTAATCCATATCTTGGTAAATAATCATTAGGAGCAATATAACTATATTTTGGTAGTATTTCAGAAAATGTTTTTCTTAATAACCGATTTGATATAGTATATGCTCCTTCTAAAGAATCTAATGTTGATAATTCAGTTGTTTTAGAATGAGGTTCAAAGAGTTCTATAGACTTTTCTTTTAAATCAATAACAATTATATTCGCATGAGAACCTGGTTTTCCAGGAACTATTAACATTACTGTCATAACAAAAAACCTTTTACCTTTACTTTCACATGTTCTTACTAAATCTTTTACTATTTTTAAATTACTTCCTGAATTCCTTAAACTTACATTTCTTTCAACTAAAATACTTGATTTTATATCTTCATCATCTAAATTTATCCTTAAAAAACTATTTAACCAATCATATTTATCTTTAGGGAAACATAAAATATCTTTTAAATGAACATTTTTTTCTAAAATCTTTGTAAAGAATGTAAAGATATTTTCATATGCCTGATAATGAAAATCTTCAGAACCTTCTGTTGCTAAAGTACCTAAACTTATCTTATTAGAAATTGGAGGATCTATAATTCCAGATTTATTTTGTGTTTTTATTTTATTTATTTTTGTTTTATTTTTCTTTGTTTTATATTTCTTTTTATTACGTTTTTTAGATTTAATTTTTGGTTTTTTTGTTTTCACCATATATATTATTACTTACATTTTTATAATTATAAAATCCTATAAATCCTAATACTAAATACATTATTATTTGAACTTCTATTGATATTTTAAATTCTTTAATCATAATATCATTTAATCCAAATGCGGAAAGATAAATAAATAAAGCAAATAATGTTTGCATATAAATTTGATTATATTTTATTTTTGTAATAATAAAATGTTTATCCTAACTACAAAAAAAATCCTTGATTATCAAAAAGATCCTGATTTTAATCTTCTTAAAGAAATTGTTCACGAACTAATTATTAATAATAAAACCCTTAATGAAAATGTTAATGGTTTATCACTACTCCATATAAAAGCACCTGTAAAAAATATTAAATATCTTCTTGATCGTGGCGCAAATCCCAATATTGAAGGATATTATGATCTAAAACCAATTCATCTACAATATTCTTATAATGTTATAAAATTGTTGGTAGAAAGAGGTGCTTCACCTTCTGCTAAAGATATGAATGATTTTAATCCTCTTTTCTGGCAAAAAGATCCTGAAGCAATTAATTATCTTTTACAATATAATGATATTTATATTTCGAGAATCATTAATACGATTGCCTTTAAAAATGCTCCTTACCATCGAATGTTGGTTGAAGGCGGTTATGATCCTTTCTCTGAACATAATATTTCTGTTTCTCCCATATTTCTCCAGAGAAATCCTGAATCACTATTTAATCTTATCACACATAATTATAATATAGATAATTTTTATGATTTAGCATATGAAACTGTCTTATTTAAACCATGTATTAATCCTTATCATATTATGATATTTAATTCTAAAAATTTTAAATCTATTGAATGTTTAATAGATCATCAGAATATTATAGGAAATACAGCACTTCATGTTCAGCATGATCCTCAAAATATATTTGAACTTCTAGAAAATGGAGCTGATCCTACTATTAAAAATTATAATGATGATTCACCATTTCAATATCATCTAAAAAGAAATAATTTACTTATTGCAAATATTATTAATAGATTTTCTTCAGCATCAATTATTCAAAGATGTTGGAGAAGATTTTGGTTCTTTAAAACTTATATATCACCTAAATACTATAAAATTAAAAAAGAATTTTTAGAAGATTTTAAATTAATATCCCCTTCTGAATGCGGGACTTTTCCTGGAGGAATAGAATACCAATATGCTCTTGAAGATTTTAATGAATCATTTAAAATCTTAAAAGGTATTTATTCTGCTGAAGGTTCTTCTACAAGTCTATCTTCTTCAACATCTTCAGAAGTTTGTTGAGATTTTGCAACAGCACCTCCCATTAACATTTGCATCATTTTTGCCATTTGATCGGGATCTTCATCTTCGGATTCTTCTTCTTCTTCATCAGATTCTTCCAACATATTTATAATCCTATCTTTATTCTTTTCATCATTAGGAGAATACTGATATGTTAAATCTTCTAAAAATCCTCTAAGTAAATTTTTATCAAAGTTAATACAAAATCCTTCACGGATCATTCTGAGGATAGTTTCTGTCATATCATTATATTCAGAAATAATAATTTCATTGTTTTTTATATAATTAGTAATGGTAGTATGGTAATTCTCAATTGTTACAAGAGTAAAAGTTTTTGACATTTTTTTTATATTAATTTAATTTAATTCTTAAATTAAAACGCAACTTTATTTAAAAAAAATAGATTAGTTAATAAAATGAAATTTAATTTAAATTATCTTGAAGATAAAATAAATAAAATTAGTGATACTAGTAAAATTATTAAAAAAACTATTAATAATTTTGATAATAAAAAAAAAATTGAAACAATCGTTTACACTTTATTAATGGTTTTCCAATACTACTTCAATATCAGAAAAAAAGAATATTTACAACAAATATCATATTTTTCCCCTAATTATTTAGAAGGTTCTTCATGGTATAAAGGTGAAGAATACTCATATAATGATTTCTGGAACGAACAAGATTATAGTATAAAAATAAAATTCTTCTCAATACTTTATTTTATGAATTCTTTATATTTAAATTGCTAATACTATTGATGATCATTTGCTCGTTTTACTGCTTCCTCTTCATTTAACTCATGAACTGATAAGATCTCTCTTATAATCTTTTCATCATATAAAATCTTATCATTTTGTTTTGCCTTAGCATATGATTTTAATGGATCTGGTAGAGAATCTTTATTATCTTTATAAACTCTTCCACTATTTACATTATTAAATACATCACAATTCCCAGGTAAATCTGGACAATCTGTTAATTTATTATTTATAAAATAATCATCATTAAATGAATGTGTCGTCAATGATATAGGAGTTTCAAAATACCTTCGTTCATCTCTTACACCTGCTACATTTAGTAAAGAAGAATAAAACCCAGTTGGTAAAGGTGATACATCATTTTCTCTTAATAAATAATTATTATTCATTCCATTATATTTATTTCTTGATACTTTAAATGTCATATTGTTATTTCGGAATCCTTCAATTGTACTAATAGAAATAAACATTAATAAAAAAATTAATAAAATTATTTTAATCATATATATATTATTTAGTTTTTCTTTTTTTTAGATTTTTTAGATTTTCTTTTTTTAGATTTACTTTTTTTAGATTTACTTTTTTTAGATTTTCTTTTTTTAGATTTTCTTTTTTTAGATTTTCTTTTAGTTGAACCAAGTTCATCTAATAATCTAGTTAATTCTTCTGTATAATTAATTATTAATCCCACTGAAAAACTAAATATATTATCTCTAATATAATTCCATTCTTTTTCTTTTCCTTCTTCATAATCTAACATTTTAAATTTAAGATTTGGTTCTTCATCAATTGTTTCTTCATCATATAATTTGCTTCTCCCATGTGGTAAAAAAAATTTAACAAATAATTCTCTTATTTTATTAAAATTTTCTTCATTCATTGATTTTATATTAGGTAAATTCATAAAAAAGAAATTTAATTCACCTATATCTATGATTTCAATTATCTTTGGTGGAACAGAAACATAATCTGATCCATAAGAACTTAATAAATAAATTTTCTCATCAAATTGTATCATTGTAAAATAATGAACTATTGAACCGAAACTCTCTGCTGAATTACAATATATACATAAAGGACATATACTTATTCTATCATTAATTTGTTTAAAATATTCTTGTCTTAATTCAAAAATTGTAAGCATTTCGGATTCAATTCTTTTATTTTGTGAAATAAGTTGATGTAAAATTAAACTTTTATCAGTATTTATCATATTAATTATTTTTTGCATCTTTTGTTTATAAACAGATATCTTAATTTTTTGTAAGTGAAATCCGTGAGATTCTTCTGTTATAATATCTTCTATATTTATTTTATATTTTTCTAATAAAATTAATGTTAAGATTATAATCAGTTGATAAGATCTACAACTAGTAACTATACTTGATCTCACCTTTCTTATTTCAAAAATTTTATAATATAATATTGTTACTAATTCACTTTTTGGATCTTCTAATAATCTAGTAAAAAAATCTATTGAACTCATTATATAATATATTATATTTTAATTATTCTAATTATCATATCCATCTGTTTCATCTTCTTCATCTTCAGGATCACCATCGTGTATTTTACCTCCTCCATATCCAAGATCTTCCGGTAATTCTTCTTCTATACTCATTCTATTTGCAATTAATTCGTCTATTTCAATGCCTTGTTTTTTAAATAAATCCCTTTCCGACTCAAAACCTTCACTCATTTCAATCATTCTGCGAATTCTTTCATCCTCAGCATCCTCTGCATACTGATCTGATTGTTTATATTCATCATTTCTTTTTGATAATGAATCAAACCAATTACTTAATCCATTCTTCTGTAATTCAGTTGTTAGTAATCTATTTTCATTGCTCTGCCCTGTCAACTCAGAAACCAAAAATGATTTTTCTCTTTCTTTTTGTTTCCCCATCTGCCGAGAAAAATCATCTAAATTTTTATTTTCATGTAAATATCCAGGATCCTCAAATTCTTCAATCATATTTTGTATAAGATCTAATATCAAAGCAGAACATTCACGAATTGTTTTTTCTTTATGGTCTTCAAAATCCTCCTCTAATAAAGTAAATAAAATAATAGCATTTTTATTTGATTCTGATTCATCTTCAGATAAATCTTCCAGATATTCTCCCATACGATTTATAATAAATAATAAAATATAATTTAATAAATCATTAATATAAATTCCTTCTGATAAAAATATCTTAGAATCAATTATTTTTAATAAATCTAAATTAATCCCATATCCAGATATATGATCAAATAATCCTTCAAAATATTTACCTTTTCCCTCTGATGAATCCCTATATGAATTAAATCCTATATAATCAATCTTTGTTTTATAGAAAACATCTTTATGAAGTAAAAATTCCTTTAATTCCATATATTCTTCTAAATGATCCAAATTATTTTTATTAATTTTAGGAGAAATCTTTGAAAAATTCTCTTTTACAGAACTATTAAATTTATGATTATTCTTTAAACGAGAAATTATTGAATACATATTTTTTATTATATTTATCTTCTCATGAACATTATCTTTTTCTAATATTTTTGTTAATGAATCAATCATTCGTCCTGATATTGTATTTACTTTTAAATCTTTTATTTTCTGATCCCCTGATAAACCCGCGGTACTCTTTAGACCATAATAAGTCTCTATTTTTTTTAATTGTAAAAGATTGACTGATGTTGATAATATTTTCTTTAATACCTCTGATATCTCATTTAAATAATAATCTTTATCCTCAATAATTTTAGAAAATATATCTGTAAAAGTTTTTCTTAAAGATTTTTCTTTTCCTTTATTTGTTAAATATTCTAAACTTAAAATCTCTTGATTAATTTCATATAATGAATTTAATGTATCATAACAATAATCTCCTTCTATAGATAAATATTTATTTACCTCTAAAAATTTATTTAGTTTTAAATTTGGAATTATTGATTTTATATTTTCTAATTCTATTTCTAAGATTAATTCATTCTCATAAAATGGATAATATAATAAAAATTTCTCAGGATAATGCTTTAATTTATTTGAATTTGTAAGGAATTCTAAATATTCTTGAAAATTATTTTCTGTTTCTTTAAAAATTTCTGTACAATTATCTTCCATATCTACTTCTTCTCCTAAGTCTAATAAAAATTTGTTGAGCTGGAAATTTTTATTTTTTTTAAGAATTATATTCCCAAATTCATCCTTACAAAATAACCCAAATATCTTGTTTAAAATATTAGAATTTTCATCTTTTAATGTTGAATAATCATTTATAGGAAAAGGATTCATAGGATCATAAGAATTAATTCTTGATTCTGAAGTTTTTAAAGACATAATCTGCAGATCGGGATTATTTCTCATGATATAGATAAAATCATTAATTGTTCCATCCTCCTCTCTTGACGAATAAAGTTTAGGAATTTCTTCAATTATTACATTCTTTAATTCACTAAAATCAATATTTTTAAATTCATTATCTTTAAAACCGATAGATTTAAATTTACCTTCAATAGATGTATTTGTCATTGTATTAATTAATCTCACAACTAATAAATTTATAAGTAAATTTTGTTTCGATTTTCCATGAATTTGATATGCATATTTTATCAATCGTTTATATGATTCGTTGTTAAGAAACTCTGAAATTTCTATACCTAACTTTTTATAGATCTCCTCATCTAATGAATTAATTTCTTTCATCAACGAATTATTCTCTAATGATTTATCATAATCTGTTAATGATTTATCGTCATTGACTTGTTTATTTATCTCTATAATCATTTTATAAAGAACAGGTTTAAATGAAGGAAATGATTCCTTTAAATACACAGACGTTCCTCCATCTTTTAAAAAATCTTTATATTTATTAATCCTTTTCTGTATGGTAAAATTTGATGAAAAATAAGATGATATTGAATAAAAATGATTATATATATTTAATCCTATCTTTTCTGAAAAAAGTTTAGAACAATTTTCCCATAATTCTTCTCCTTTATTCTTTTTTGATTCCTGTCTCATTATCTTTTCTAAATAAGTCAACATATTACTATTTAATGAATTCCTTAACTGACTAAATTGAAGTTGATCATCCACAATTATCATCTCATATTTTATATTCATACCATAACTAGGTACTGCTGTCTGAATAAATAATATTAATAAAAATAATAATGATAATATTATATTTGACATACTCAGATAATTAATAAATTCTATTCTCGCTTTATCAAATGATTTTTTAACTTTTATTTTTTCTGTTTTCTTCAATGATTTATCATTATAATTATACTTTTTCCCTATTTCTACCATAAAAGGATGCTCCGTTAAAACTGAATCTAATGAATCAAAAATAGTATAACGTTTTTCAATTATTTCTTTTTTATCTAAATTTACGACATCTAATATCGATAAAATTTGTCTTGTATCTAATTCATTTAAATGAAGATTAAATAACTTCTCAAATTGCTGTAAAATTAATTTATTCTTTTCTTGAGACTCTGTTAATAATTTAGATTCGATCGATTCTTCCATCTTTTCAACTGTATTAACCGGTGCTCCGTCTGAGAATCCTTGCAAACCAGAAAATCCTTCATTACATAATGCTGCACCACAACATTTACAAACAATAAACCCATCTTTTATATCTCCTCCCCAAATATTTAACATAGAATCAAATCGTTCTTCATTAACAAGATACTCATAATGCTTACAAAGACCCTTTTCATCATCATGTTTGTTATAAAGATAATTTTTATCTTCATTAAATCCCGGATTTCTTAAAAATCTTTCAATATATCTTCTTAAAAGGATATTTTTTTCCCTTTGATTTAAGATTGTATTAATATATTTTAAACTTTTTTGTGCTCTTTCTTCTTCTGTCAAAACTTTAATATTTTTTTTTAATGTTTCTGTACCTACTACTTTTTTAGTGACTTTGCTATATGAAGATAAATATAATTTAATATTCTCTTCAATCATTTTCATAACAATATCTTTTAAACCAATATCAAGATCATTTATATATATATCGTAATTACTCAGAAGTTTCTCAAAATTTTTAACATCAAATAATGATTTAGTTAAATTCTCATTTAAATTTAATATCATTTCCCGTTTATCTGGCAAATTCTTTTTTAAAATATTTCCAAGTGTCTCTATGCCAATATCATTTATATTTTTAAAATTATAATATTTAATATGATTATTATATTCTTCTATATATTCTGTGTCTAAATCTATCTCTTTCGAAATAGTTATAGATTTTTCTAAGATATTCTTAAAGATTTCTGTACTATAAGATTTTGAATGAAGAAATGATATTTCTTGTAATGAAAATAAATTCTTATTTAATTTTAAATTTGTATTACGATAAGAATATTTTGAATGAAAAAACATTAAACCAACCATATTAATTACTTCTGAATCTCTTAAAATCTCAAATTCTGTCTTTTCAGATACTAAATTAGGGTACAGAAGTTTTTCTCTTGTCCTAATATTATCATAATTATAATCACCTCCTAAACCTGAAAAAGTTTTATTCTTGTATGAAGTTCCCTTTGACTGAACATTGACGCCTATACAATGTTCTTTTATACAGTCTCTATAGTATTCTCCTGTGTATTTCTCTATAAAACTCTTTTGATTAAGATTCGCTTGGTAATTAGTAAAGATATCATTAAGGTCTATATTTAAATGTCTTTTATAATTATATTCTTGAGTTTCATCCCTTTCGAGAAGTGAACAAAGTTCCTTTATATCCTCTGAAACTCCTGGACCGTATGATGCATTATGAATAACTGACGATGGTTTCTCTAGAGGATTACCGTCTTCATCTATTTCAGTACTATCGTCATAATAAAGATTCCGCTTAGCAGATACTATAGGTTTAATATGTTGTGGCAAATCCAATATATTTAAATTTAATATATCACTAATGAAATTTAAATATTCTTTATTTTCTATTTTCTTTTTTAAAGATTCTTTTATCATAAATACGTATTGCTCAGATACATTAGTCATTTCTTTTAATAATTTATCTTTTCCAAATGCATTTAAGAGATGTATTAAGTCTGATAATATTTCTTCTTTCTGTTCTGAATTACTATATTCATTATCATCTGTAATTATATCTTCAAAATTTATATCCGGAATAACTTCCTTTGAAAGTTTGAAAGATAAATCTTCTAAATATTTCTCTTCTGTCTCAGAAAGAATCTCTATATCAATAATTTCATAATCTTCTGTTTTTAATAATATATCTAGTTCACTTGTTACATGTAATTCCGTTACAGATAGATCATCTCCTGATAATATTATTTTATTATCTTCTATAAAGATTGCTTCAATAGTGCATATCTGATCTTCAATATTGTCTTTATCATCTTTAAATATAATTAAAAAGATATCACCGATATTTATTTCTTTATTAAATATTTGATCATATAATCGTTGCTCTGGAATATCTTTATCTGGATATTTATCAATAGGATCTTCTTCTACTTCTACTTCTTCATCTTCTTTATCGGATCTAGGTAAAGGAATTATAGTCTCTCCTTCAGAATCTAAATACCCGATTGGAATATCGTCTATGATATTGATTAAAAGTCTTGTTTCTTCATCTATATAGTATACCTCTCCTTTAACTTCAATTCTTTTAAGATCATTTGGCGCATACTCAGGTGTCGGTTCATCATCTGCCATATTATATTATATAAATATATATAAATATTTTAATTTAAATATACTTAAAAATTTAAAAATAATAAATATAAAATCATGCTCCTCCAAAAATTCATTAATGAAAATATCACTAATTATACATCTCTTCTCAGAAATTTAAATATTAATTATAAGCGCTATGGTGAATTAGGTTTATTGATTGTAACCTATAAATATGATTTTAAATATGATTATGAAAAAAATCCTTTTATTCGTGAATGTAAAGGTGCAATTATTAGATTAAGCGATAATAAAGTTATTTGTCCTTCCATTTATAAAGCAGAAAATGAATATAATCTTTCAAATTACAATGATAATATTAATACTGATAATATGATTCTCCAACCTCTGATTGATGGGACATTAATAAATATGTTTTATCACAATACAGAATTGTTCATTAGCACAAGATCTTATATTGGTGCCAAAAATAAATGGGATAATACCTCTTTTAAAAATATGTTTGATTCCATCATAAAAGAAAAATCAATTGATTTTAATGAACTAGATAAGAATAATTCATATTCATTTGTTCTTGTTCATCGAGATAATATAATTATTTCACAAGTGGAAGATAATAATCTTATACTCGTAGGAGAATATTCCCCTGAGAATTCATGTTTTGTAAATCTTGAAGATAAAACTGATGTTTATAAATCATTCACAATTATTAAAAATAATGATATTAAAGTGTTTCAAGATTCTTTAAATAAATCTTTTAATCATCAATTCAAAGGATTTACTTTAAAAAATAAAAATGATAATAACAGAATTAATTTTATTAATGAAAATTATTCTTATGTAAAAAATCTAAAAGATAAAGGTTCATTTAATAATAAACTTTTATCATATTTACATTACAGGAACAATAATCTACTTACAGAATATCTATCTTTCTTCAAAAATGATTCAGAATTATTTGATAAATACAGAAATATATTTTTTCTTTTCAAGAATGAACTTCATTTAAACTATATTAATCTGTTTATCAAAAAAACAATTGAGAAAAAAGATATCCCATATCAATTAAAAAATCATGTGTTTTCTCTTCATGAAATTTATAAAACTCAACAAATTAAAATTACTAATGAAGTTGTAAATAATTATTTGTATGCTCTTCCCATTAAACGTCTTTGCTTCTCACTAAATTATTATCTTGCTTGAATAAATTATTTCATTTTTTTTTCAACTAAATAACATCCTAAAATAGTTAAGGTTATACCTAAAACTATATAGAAATTTATTTTTACATTCATAAATAGTATACTATACAATAATAAGACAACTAAGTACACAGGTTTTTGAAGATATTTATATAAAAAAGTGTTTTCACGTGAAAGTATCATACCTCCTAAAAATAATACTACTAAAACTGCAATAGTCTGTACACACAACCTAACTTTAGTTCCATTTTTTACATTCTTTGGGATAAAAGATGTTTTTTCATTATATTTAATTACTCCTAAAATAATAACAATAAATAATGATGTATAAAAGATATCATCTGTTACAGATAAATTCTTATCTTTCAATATTTCTGCTTTATTTTGTGCATTAAATGCACTCAATATCGCCAAAATAATTAAAAAAATCCATAAATTATACATATCTTATTATTATAAATATTTTTTTTATGGAATATTTTTTTTATAAAATGATTCTTTTATCTTTTGAAAGTCTTCTGATGTAATTTTAATTTTATCTTCAGAATGTGTTAGAATAATTTCAATATATAATTCATTATTTGTATCATAATAATCTTCCAGTATTTCTTCATCTGTTTCTGATTCGTCTGATTCTTCTGATTCAGAATCACTTTCTTTATCTGATAAAATTACTTCTTCAATATTATTTTGTTCCTCTCTTGCCTTTTTCTCTTGTTTTTCTTTTTCCAGTCTATATTTTTCTTTTTTTTCCTTTTCCTTTCTTGCTTTTTCGAGTTTTTCCTGTATTTCTTTTTCTAGTTTTCCTTGTTCTATCTTTTTTTTCATTAGTAAAATATTATGAATATGATTTTGATATTTACTAATAATAGGAATAATATTACCATATAGTTCATTTAACCTTTTTATTAATTCTTCTTTTTCTTTAATTTTAATTAGTTGATTTAATTTAGATTTAAAACTATTAGATGTCATCTTTTTTAATACTGGATTATTAACTCTAACCTTTACTTCATGCATATTACTATCAAACTCATTTTTACTACAAAATTTAAATCCACCATCTATTTTATAATATGCTTGATTATTTTTAAAATTTTCAATTTCAGACTTAAAAGATAAACATTGTTTTAGTGTTAATTCATTTGAGATAATCTTTTTCTCTAGATTATTTATAAATTCCTTCAATAATTCCTTTTCTTCTTTAACTATATCTTCATATTGTTTATTACAATTTTTAGATGCTGCTTCTATGCATTTTACAAGCGATGAATCCATTTTATCTGTACAAGTTAATTCTTTTTGAGTGCTTGTTGCAACATGATCATCAACTGAAATATTTTCTGAAATTTTCTTATCACTAAATTTTAATACAATATGACATCTCATACCCCTCATTTGCCCTTTATCCATTAATTCACCATTTATACCAATATTTCTACAAGGATCTGCAATATTCAATAATCTATTATTCCTATAAACGTCACAACCTGGTTTATCCCCAAGATATTCTAATTGTGTCAGCATAGAATTTAATACATACTCTTCTATTTCTCCTATATATATCTCATTATCCTTTAATTTATATTTACTATTGTAATTTTTATATTTATATTCATCCGTATTAAATACTAATTTATTAATAACCTTTGATCTATAGTTTTCTATAAGATTATTACTACCAATCATAATTTCTTTGATATTATTACAAATATCTATTTTTACAATTTTCCCTTTATAACAATCATGATATGCGCGCGTTATAACTCTATCAAAATCCTTCATATTGATTTTATTATTATAAATATCTCTAAGATTAATAGACATTAATGTTCCATTATTACCATTATCATCAATAATAAATCCCTCTTCTTCTAAAAATCCTTCACTTATTTCACGCACTGAGATAGTAGGATTAGATATATTTTCTTCAATCATAGTATTAAAATCTGTTCCTATTTTATAATATTTATCATTTATTTTTGAAATTATTGTAATAGATGTACCCAAAGTAATTAATGATTTATATCCTCCTTTACCATATTTACCTATTGTAGTTTCATTAACTTTATCATTTCTAATACCAAGTTTAAAGAATCTTTTAAGAGAATCTAAATCTATAAATCCGTTTTCTCCATAATCTCTAATTGATAATTTACCTTCTCTTACTTTAATATTTATGCGTTCTGAACCACCCCATTCAAAAGCATTTTCTATCAATTCTAAAATGTTAACATAAATACTCCCGCCATCCCTTCTAATATCTTCAAATCGTGATTTAATACACTCGTGATATGAATTCATATTTTTATAAATATTTTTAAATTATAAATTAATCAATTTCAAATTTATTTCGAACGTTTTCGAGTCCGTTGTTTTCTCCTTTTATTTTTTTTTCTTTTTAGTATTTTCTCATGTAAAACTTCTGTAGTAAATAATTTATAATTTCTTTCAAATAATCCACCCTTTTCTCCTAAACGTTGTAAAGTCTCATCTAAATTAAAATTATCATCACTGGACGGTATATTATTCCATTCATTATCTGAAGAATTTATCCATTTACCTGACTCATATGTATTCTCAAGAAATACAGATGGTAAATATAATGCTGTACTCATAATAGCATGATATCCACGGATAAATTCCGTAGAATCTGTATTATATAAATAAGTGATAGTATATTTTTTTACAGGAATATCTAAATACTTACCTCCTGTTAATCTACTAGTTGTTTGAGATAAATGTAAAACTTTTTTTATTAAATCTTTTTCTAATTTAAGACTCCATTCATTCGTATTACCCAAACATTCTCTAGAATTTAATTTCTCATCATAACTAGTGACAAAAAATCCATCTGGTATTTTATTTTTAGTATTTACTTTATCCCTTAATAAAAAAGATAAATATGAAACTCCTTTTTCCCCTGGTGATCTCGATCTCCCAATCCATTGATAGTTTATTCTAGGAAATAATTTATTCAAAAATTTAATACTCCTTTTATCATCTATGAAATTACTACATGAATTTGTAAAATCTTTGAATTCTATACAATTTGCAGCACATTTATCTTTCTCAAGTGATTCACTATATTCTAAAAAATGAGAAAAATCTACTGAAACAATAATAAGTGTATTCGATTTATTTAATCCCTTTAATTTTTTCGGTTTATCCTTTAAAATATTATATCCTATTATTTTCTTATCAGGATAAAACATATCTATACATTTATATGGTACATAATATTCATGATAATATTTATTTCCTATATTAGGAGATTCCTGTGATGGAAGATAAATTATTAATATATTTTTAAAAGATTTCTTTGGACAGAATCGTAATGTATGAGATATTATATTTCCTGTATATTTTGTCCCTGCATGCGGCAAAACATATCCTCTGCAATTATCTAAAAATATTTTATCATGAAAAAAAATATCTTTTTCGTCAAACCACATATATATTAAAGAACAATATTTTAATAGAAAATGTTCTTCAATAAAAAGAGCATTATAAATAATAAGAGCAATAAGAAAAGATAACAATAAACTATCTTAAAAATTTGAAATTTTCAATTAGTCAACTCAAACCTCAATCTAAGCAATCAAAGAAAAATCTCAAGTAATCTCAAATCTCAAAAGATGTCTGCTCTCGCAAAGACCGCTTCCGTTCCTCCGTCTACTACAAAGTCACCACGCTCAGGTGATGAAATTCCTCCATTTGAGGGTGTCATCGACATTTCACCTAAATCAATGGGAAAATTCTTTGGACGTGGTGGAGAAGCATTCCGCAAGTATGTCACTGGTAAGTCAGCATTTGCTGTTAATCGTGCCTACAAAGAACACTATGATAAAACCCTTAAAGAAGTTGATGGCAATCTAGATGATAAGTCTGTCCGTTATCTCACTCTCCCTGAAGAACTTGGTTCCATTCTAATCAGCGTCAAGTTTCCTCCTTCTAAAGAACTTGATGAACATGCTTCACAAATTCCATACACCGCGCAAATCATCAATGATAAAGAAAATTTGTCCAAGTTCATGCCTATCGTCAAGGCAAATCTTGATATGCATGCAAAAAACTGTGTTGTTAAGAAAGATCCCCTTGACTGTTTTACTCACAAAATTGTCTTCGTTGCTGAAATTGATCATGAGGGTCAAATTGGAAAGTTTATCGGTCAAGGTGGAAAGAACATCAAGCAATTGACCAATCAGATTATTGATTCTCTAGGAACCAGTAAAGTTAGAATTTCCATGGTTCCTAGTAATAAAGAAATGAAACGCTCACCATGGATGAACAAGTATATTCGTCTCAATACTGATCCAAATAACAATTTCGAAGTCTATATTGTTGTTGCTGCGAACCTTATTGGTGGTCGTGAGGCAGATTACAGGAAGACAATGTGTTCTCTTACTCCTATTATTTCTCAATCCGTTCTCAGACTTCAAAAAGTAAAAGAATCTGCCGAAGTTATGGCATCTGAATTTCTTGATGAAATTTCCTCTTATCCTCCCGGATGTAATGACTATGCTAATGAAGGTTGGTAATACTCACGATTGATGATTAATAATTAATATTATATAAAATTTTTTTTTTCCGAATAAATTAAATATACAAACACTGAAGAAGTATCTTGGAACTAATAATTTAAATATTTATGGCAACAAAGTTATTCTAATACAAAGAATACAAGTTAATTTACTAAATCCTTAAATAAATCATTATAATTTTCTGTAAACATCTCCTTTATTAATCTCATATCCCTAATATTATATTCTACACCATACTTATCCACCTTTAAAACCCCATCACCCCTCTCATAAATCTTACAATGACTCATACAATTCTTCATATTCTTACATTTCCCAAAATTTATCAATATACCATACTTATAATCTAAATTATTTAAATAACTCAATAATTGATTCTCATGCACCTTCTCCAACTTCTCAACACACTTTAACTCCATTATACAATCCAAATCCTTTAACACTAAATCTAACCTCTCCGTCTTATTCTTCAATAATACATCCTCCCCCAAAATATTCAAACACCCCTTCTGATATGATATTTCACTATATACCCTTAATCCTAATTTTAAAAATAAATTCTCACGCAATAACTCCTGATAATTATCCTCCGTATTATTCGGATTCAATGGATTTAATCTAAAATATGTCACCTGAATTATCTCCAATAATTTATCACTTACCTTTAATATACTCATTATAATCTTATCTCATTTTCTCCTTTTAAATCTATTCCTTAACCTTTTTTTCTCTATCCCATTTAAAAATATCACTAATTATTCATTCTAATTAAAAAAATATTCACAAAGTATTTATTAAAAAAAAAATATATTTCAAAATATATTTCTAAAAAAAAAATATTTCACAAAAAATATTCACAAAGTATTTATTAAAAAAAATTATTTCTAAAAAAAAAATTATTTCACAAAAAGTATTTATTTTTTTAAAAATCACTTAAAATTTATTTACTAAAAAAAATTTTACAAAGTATTTATTTCTAAAAAAATTATATTTCAAAATATAATATTCAAAAAAAAGTTCCCACTCACATGCATAGCCAAGATTTTTAAATCCTAGGAGTCATCCCCCGTTCACATATGAGATTACTAATCCACATCGGCACATTTAAGTCCGTTCACATATTCAATGTCATAGGCATGCGTCCTAAATCCACAACGCCGTTGCCAGCGCCGAAAGACTTCATGAACACATTATAACGCCTTTACTGTGATTGTGTAGCGTGCTGATAAAAGGCACACACCGCACAATCACAAGAAGGTCCGTATCGGATATCGCAAGACACCGCACAGTTAGGTCGTGGCTAGGGACCCGGGAACATCAACACTTTGACAAAGAGTGCTGCCCTAAAAACTAACCCAAAACAATTTCAAATTTACTCCTACACTATTACTCTTATTATTTCTTAGTAACTTATATTACTCTTATTATTTATTACTCTTATTATTTTTTATTACTCTTATTATTTTTTTGCTATTATTATTTATTACTGTTCTTATTTTATATTGCTCTTTTTATTCTAAAAATTTGAAATCATCTCAAACAAACCACCAAATACTCTAAATTGCTATCAACGCAACTAAGAGACTCGCAAAAAACGCTCTCAAACTTTCCGTCTACCGCCATGTCTGCTCAAACTTTCCAGTTTGACCTTTCCAGCATTGATGCTGCTCGCAAAGGCATCTCCTCTATCGATGCCGTCTATCGTAAGGTCCTTGTTGATGCTCTCGAATCTGTAGGCGTCAAACTTAACACCTCGGTCCCTCGCCGCAAGTCCTCTCCCTCTAAAAAGGTCTCTCTTGAGGAGAAACACGGACGCGCCTTTGATTCTAACCTCTGTCACGCTCGCCTCCTCAAGCAGAAAACTCACCCCGCAGGTCATACCACCTACAAAAATCCCAATAAGCAGACTCATCTTGATTGCGTTGACTTCCAGTGCTGCGCTGAAATCCATCAGGAAAACATGTGTAAGGCATGCTTTGAAGCAGAAACTAAAAAGTGTACTGAAAAAGCATGCGCTGAAAAGGGTAACATGCCTTTCGGATCATTTGAAAAACCTCTCTCTGAAGACATTCTAACCCGCAAAAGTAAAAACAACGGCAAACAACACACCTACGTCATGGAAGGTAGCGATGAACTCGCTAAATACGACGATTACCTCAACGACCCCGATGAACATGTCACCAAGAAGTCCTCCAACTCTAGTGTTGAGTCTGACGCTGATCTTGACTGGAAATCCATCGTTTGCAATGACGAATGGGATAAATACAAGATCACTAACTCCATGATGAAAACACATCTTAAATCCATTGATTGCGATACCAAGGGCAATAAGAAAGTACTTATTGCTCGCATCATTGAAAAATACACCGAAGACGACAATCAATCCCAAGAATCTGAACAACATGAACAACCTGAACAACCTGAACATCCCAACCCCGCCGCTGCACAAGCATCCGAATCTAATGACGTTGTTGAGGATGATGTAATGCCCGCACCCCAACAAGATGATCTCGATTCCATCGCCGATGCTGACGAACACCAAATACACAACTCTGACTTCGATCCAGCAAACCCTGATGCCTGCATTAACTCCACTAACCAAGATGAAAGCGACGAAAGCGACGATGATGAAAGCGACGATGATGTCAAACAAGAAATTATTATTCAGGGAGTTCAATATACACAAGATGATAATGGAATCTTTTACATACGCCCCCATAAGAGACAAGTGTGTATGTCCAAAGATCCGAATTGTACTGATCCTCAAAAATGGGACGATAAGATGCAACAGAAACACGCCAAATACCTTCAAAACGTCCAGGGCGCACAATAGTTTCTTAAAATTTTAAATAATAATAATAATAATAATAAAATTTTTTGTATCTCGCTTATTTTCCCCGGAAATCGCTTATTTTTCCCGGAAATCGCTTATTTTTCCCGGAAATCGCTTATTTTTCCCGGAAAAAAATAATTATACCATAAAAAATAAATAAAAAATAAGTTTATGACGCTAAGGA